CTTCCAACAGAGTTGAAAAAGAACTCTAAGGGAACTTGGTTCTTGAAGCGTGGATACATCTGTGGAGACATGGTGAAAGACCGTCCAGAGTATGCCCATCTTGCTGGTAAGTTCTGTGGTTGGATTGACAACCTTGCCACAGGTGAATGTGTTATGGAAATACAGGGAGAGAAACGAATCCCTAAAGTGAAGGAGGCCGCATAATGAATGAGGTAATTCGTGATATTGAGGTTTTGGAAAACCTTGTGATTGCTATGAATGAGGGTGCTTCAGATGAGAAGTATGCTGCATTGTGGGCAGTCGAAAAACTTCTCATTGAGAAGAAAGATTTAGTTCGTAAGTTTGAAGAGGAGTTTGCTGATGATACGCCAGAAGCAATTGCAGCGTGAGATTGTCATCGACCTAACTGGCCCAGAGGGAAATGCTTTTTCCCTAATGGCTCGTGCAACTAGTTTTGCAAAACAGTTAGGACTCGATGGCTCCAGTATTGTAGAAGAAATGACCTCTAGTGATTACGAAAACCTCGTTTCAGTGTTTGATAAATACTTTGGCGATTATGTAATCTTGGAGAGATAAATGACAGGAATCGAACACGCCATATTGGCAACTGCTTGTCTTGCCGTTTTCTACTATGTTGGAAAATGGAATGGTAAAAAAGAAAAAGTCGAACATATTATTGACCACACATTAAATATGTTGGAAAAGAATAATATGATAAAGGTTAAGGTTGATAAAAAAACTGGCGAAAAAGAGATTTTACCTCTTGACAAATACCAAAAAGTTTGGTAATATAAGAAGTAAAGTGAGTTGATTCGGAGAAAGGTTTGATATGTGATGATTTATGAAACTCTAGAAGAAGCGGTTGAAGCCGCCCTAGTAATGTGTGATGCGTTGGAAACAATTGTGAAAATAACTAAGGCACCAAAAGGTGGTTATGAACTTTTTGGAACTGGTGAATTTGTAATGGAAGTAACGGAGTAAAAAGTGAAAAAGTTTTTAGTAACACTAGCAATGATTGGTGTATCTGCACCGGCCCTTGCTGAAACAGTTAAAGATTACAACAAGACAGTTGTAAACAGAGTTCCCTACAGTGTAGAGGTATGCACCGATCAAGTGGTTGGTGGAGACAAAACTGGTGACGCACTGAAGGGTGCTATTATCGGTGGTATCATTGGTAACAATGTAACTAAGAATGTAGACAACGGCGGTGCTGTTGGTGCATTGTTAGGTGGGATTATTGCACACAATAACTCTAATGCCACTGGTGGAACAAGACGAGTGTGTGAAATTCAAACTCGTTATAATGAAGAAGTCGTAGAGGTATACTCTCATAGTGTGGTAACTTTTTATCACAATGGGCGTCAGTATTCTCTTAGATTTCAAAAGTAATTAGTTGAGTTATTCTGCCCTTAGCTCAGCTGGATTAGAGCAACGGCCTTCTAAGCCGTGGGTCGGGAGTTCGAGTCTCTCAGGGCAGGCCAACTAACTATGAGGATATAATGTATAGAAAGAAAAATGTAAGGGATGACAAACCAAAGGGTATGGCCGTTGAAGTTCGTAACGGCGATGTCAATGGTGCATTGCGAGTCTTGAAGAAGAAACTTATAAGAGATGGATTCTTTCAAGAAATACGAGAACGCTCTTTCTACGAAAGTAGAGGAACGAAACGCAGAAAGGCGAAGGCAGCTGCAACTCGTAGATACAAACGCAAAATGCAAAAACGATTTGATGAACTTGGATATTAGAGGTGATTTATGGCACGGCGTGCTAGGGTGGAAACAGATTCCACTATTCCCAAAAAACGCAAAACAAGAAAACCAATGTCTGCTGAACAGAAGGCAGCTGCGGCAGAACGACTTGCAAAGGCTCGTGAAAAACGACTAAAAGAAAATCCCCCAGAATATAAATCCATTCACCCAGATGTTCTTGCAAAAGGTGACGATCATGCATGGTCACACAAGAAAGTCAAAGAGTGGATTAAGACACAAAAAGCACTTGCGAGTGCAGAAAGAGCCTCAGCAAGAAAGAATGTTAAAGGTGCATTAGCAAAACAAATGCAACATGAAGGTTATGTTCGTAATATGGAAACATACCTTAGAACAGGAACTTGGTTGGATATGTTTTGGGGTGAATACCAACAGAACAGAGTGAAGAATGTTTGTTTGGTGATGGCATATCATCCAGACGGCACACCAAAACGAAATATAGGAACATGGTATCCAGACATTGGATGTGAGTGGACAAGAGAAATGGAAGAGGAAGATGGATACTATGCAAGAAGAAAAGGGTAAGATTATCCAGTTTCCTAGCAAAATGGTTATCAATAAGAATGTAAAGATTGATGACACTGCTATAAAACTGCATACTGATTTGAAGATTGCAGAACACCTCACTGAAGGACTTGTTGTGAATATGATTCACAATATGGGTGAGAACGAAATTGATGTAAACAATCCAGAGTTCATTAAGGATATTGGATTTTTAATTGAGTTGGTAAAGTCGATCATCTATAGAGATATGGGCATCAAACACCCTATGCAACAGATGGTAGATTTGTTTGTCAACTCAGAATATGATGATGAACATGGACTATATACAGAGTTCGATATTGGAACAATGGAAGAAGTTGTAAAAGATTTAATTGGAGAAGATGAAGAATAACGCTCCTGTAGTTAAACGGTATAACAGTTGATTTGTAATCATCAGTTCGCAGTTCGATTCTGTGTGGGAGCACCATAAAAGGATACATTTATGTGGGTATTAGTGACTATTCAATTGATATGGGGTTCAACGAACCCTACTGTAGATACTGAAGTTTATGGTAAGTATTACAGTATGAATGAATGTATGTTAAAACGAGAAAAAATTATAAGGGATATGGGAAGAACAAACGGTTTTCCTAAACCAAATAATCAAGTGGTTTGTATAAAGGCACAAAGAAAATAATGCGGGCATCGTATAATGGTATTACCTCAGATTTCCAATCTGATGACAGGAGTTCGATTCTCCTTGCCCGCTCCAAAAATCTATTGACATATGTTTTGTTTTGAGATACTATATAATACTATGAAAAGAAGGTGATAAACTATGATTTTAGTGGATATGAACCAAGTCACCATCAGCAACCTAATGATGCAGATTGGTTCAAAACGACAAAACGATGTCGATGAAAATCTGGTTCGCCATATGGTTCTTAACTCTATTAGAATGTATCGTTCTAAGTTTGGTGAGGAATATGGTGAACTGGTTCTTTGTTATGACAGCAAAAGATATTGGAGAAGAGAATACTTCCCCAACTATAAATCCAATCGTAAAAAGGACAGAGAGAAGTCTGGCCTCGATTGGAATCTAATCTTTGAAACTCTAAATAATATTAGAGATGAAATCAAAGAAAACTTTCCCTATAAAGTATTGGAAGTAGATGGTGCAGAAGCAGACGATTGTATTGCTACTGTCATTGAATATGTTTCTAAAACACCAACTGCATTTGAGAATGTTCTTATCTTGTCTGGTGACAAGGATTTTATTCAGTTGCAAAAACACAACTTTGTAAAACAATATTCACCAGTTCTGAAGAAATTTGTGAACGGGCAAGACCCTCACCTATATATTAAGGAACATATATTGAAAGGTGATAGGAGTGATGGTATTCCAAACTTCCTATCTTCTGACAATACATTTGTAGATGAGTTGCGTCAGAAACCTCTGACTAAAAAGAAACTGTCAACATGGGTAGACCTTGAACCACAGGACTTTTGCTCAGAGGAGATGTTAAGAAACTATCAACGCAACAGAACTTTGATTGATTTGGATTATATTCCAAGTGACTTGAAGGTGGCAATACTTGAACAGTATGAACAACCACCAAAAGGTGAAAGATCAAAACTACTAAATTATTTTATACAAAAGAGATTGAAAAATCTTATGGATGACATTGGAGACTTTTAGAATGGCAAAAGACACATACACACCTCTACTTTCTGAGGTTCTAAAGAAAGTTCATAACGCAAAAACCAAAGAGAAGAAGGTTGAGATTCTTAAGCAATACGATTGCGATCCGCTTCGTATGGTTTTGAAATCATCATTCGACCCAAATATCGTTTGGTTGATTCCAGAAGGAGAAGTTCCATTCCAAGCAAATGAGGCTGAGGAAGGAACAGAACATACTGTGCTTCGTAAAGAAGCGAGAAAACTCTTTAACTTTGTAAAGGGTGGCAACGATACCCTTGCTGGTTTCAAGCGTGAGAATATGTTTATTCAGATGCTAGAGGGGTTGCATAAGTCTGAGGCAGAACTTGTTGTCAATGCAAAAGACAAGAAACTGCATCAGATTTATAAAGGACTATCAAAAGAGGTAGTCAAAGAGGCGTTCGGTTGGAACGATAACTATACGAGGAGTTAAAATGAAAGAGAACTATGACCATTGTTTGGAAATGATTCTACATCACGAGGGGGGTTATGTAAACCATCCGAAAGACCCTGGCGGCGAAACCAATCTTGGTGTAACTAAAAGAGTTTATGAAGAGTGGGGTGGAACAAAAGATATGAAAGACCTAACGGTTGAAGATGTTGCCCCAATTTATCAGAAGAATTATTGGGATAGGGTGAAGGGTGATGAACTACCTGCTGGACTTGATTTATGTGTATTTGATTTTGGTGTTAATGCTGGAACTGGCCGTGCTGCTAAGTATCTACAGAATCTTGTCGGTGCAACAGCAGACGGTGCAATCGGGCCAGGCACGCTCGGAGCAGTTAATGCGTATGTCCAAATCGAAGGACTAGAAGCAACGATTGATGCATATCAGTCTGCTCGCCAGGGCTACTACGAATCACTGTCTACCTTTGAAACCTTTGGAAGAGGGTGGACTCGTAGAGTTGTAGAAACTACAGCATCAGCACAAAAATTGGCGAAAAACTCTTGACATTATAGTAACTTAGTATTACTATAAAAGAATGGTGAGGACGACACCCTCTCTCTCAACTCTCTCAAAGTTGCCCTCACCTACTCTTCAGCCCCTGTAAGTCGTTGATTTACAGGGGCTTTTTTTATTTCAAAAAGCTATTGACTTGTTCTCAAAACATTGGTATGATCTATATGTAAGTTGAGAAAAAGAGGTAATTTATGAACTATATTGAAGTCAACGGTGGGAACAAGTTTCAGAGAGACACCGCTCGAGTGGTTGTTCTTCAGATGATTCAAGCACTAATGCCCCGTATGAGAACTCTTGAAATCGAAGTCAAGATTAAGAAACTAACTGGTGATGCTGTTGGTTGGTGTATGCAAGAAGATACCAATCGTGAGTTTACTATTGAGGTTGCAAACAACCTAACCCTTAAAGATTTTATTACCACAATCTGCCATGAGATGGTTCATGTAAAACAGTATGCTCGTAATGAGATGGATTGTTATGGTAAAAAGTGGAAGAAGAAAACTGTTCCAGAAGGAACTAACTACTATGACTTGCCTTGGGAAAAAGAAGCATATCGTATGCAAGATAAACTTGCTCAGTTAGTTTGGGATGCAGATATATTATGATCAATCAAGAAATAAGAAATAGAATTAAATTATCAGTCGCTGCATATGCATACGAAATGGAAGATGATTCGATTATGAGTGATGCAGACTTTGATAGTCTTTGTAGAGAAATAAATGTGAATGAGTCTACAGGCAATGAAAAGATGGATAATTTCTTCAAGACGGAATTCAATCCTTCTACTGGCCAGTGGATACATAAACATCCAGAGTTAGATAAAATAAAAACAATTTACAACAAATATTACAAAAGTTCTTGACAAACTATTGACTATTTGTTATTATAACTATGTAGAGTGAGAAAAGAGGAGAATATATTATGAATCAAGTTGCTGTTATTCACACTGCGTTTGAAGAAACCCCACGCACTGTTGCGTTTGTAGATGTTGGAGATCGCACTGGTAATGATGCTCTAGAGTATGCATACCGTTGGACACAGAACATCTTTGATAGTTGGTCATTGAAGATGCCAGAAGATGGTAATGATGATGTAACTGTTATGGGTGAGATTGTTGATGGAATGGGCATTCGTTCTACTTCAGTTGGTGATCAGATTTTGATGGGAACTAAGAAGTATAAAGTTGCGTTTGCTGGTTTTGAGGAGATTGTATAATGAGTAACCTAGTGAATGAACAAGTCAAAGATTCTATTCTTGATGAGGTAGAATCAATGACAATTGCTGAGTTTCAGAATGCAGTCGATAATGCTGGAATTTCTGGAAATACTATCATTGATGAGATGGTAGAGAATTTAGTGGAAACCCTTTTTGAACAGAGGAGTATATAATGGGTGCAGTGAAAGATATGATGATGGATGTAGAAGATTTTGTTTATGACTTCTATTCTAGTGATGGTGAGTTAATGGAATCACCAAAAGTAATTATTGAGAAGGCCATCGAAAAGTTTGGTTGGTCATTCGGTAGTTATGCCGGTGAGGTTATTGAGAATGCTCAAGAGGAGTGTGGTGCTACTTGGGATTGGAACAAATCTGTATCACAGAATCTAGTTGGTTTTGAGATGACAGATGATACGATACCTTTTTAGTATGGTTGTTATAATAACATTGAGTGGATGTTCAGCAATAGAAACTTCCACTCAATTGTATCAAATGTGTAAATACCAAAACAGATGCCCTGTTGAGGTAGTAGGAGATTGGTTGAATGGTAAATAAATTTGTTATTGGAACATTTGGTGTAATAGGACTTGCAAGTTGTAATTATGCGGTTGCCGATACACCATGTGATTATGTGAAGGATGTTCAAACTAACTGGACACAGCAAATCGAAAAGACAGAGAATATTGAACGAAATGTGTTTCCATATGTTGAGGACACTCGTAAGTGTGTAATGTCTATGGATGTCACCATTAATGGACAGACCTACCCCGCTGAGGGTTCTTATGTGTTCGGGCCTGATATGACTGAGAACGATGCTTGTGACAGTGCCACAGTGAACGCTAAGAAGTCTATTATTTCTCAAGTATCACCAGAGATACTATCTGCAAAGACAGAGATGAACTGTTCAACTAAGTCGCAAGAAAATGTACAAGTTGTCGAATCTTTGCCGCAAGAAAGTGTAATACAAGAGGGTGTTCCAGTTATTACTGAAAAAGTTATTGACACAACACACTCGCCTGTGGTACAGTATATACCAAATAGAAATAAAACTATCAATATTGGTGGTTTTACAATTGGATTTAATAATGGTAAACAACCAGGCAAGTGTTATGCAAACTGGAATACTGGTGGAACGGACTGTTACTAATGGGTAAAATTATAATTGGAATTGTGTTGGGTATTGTTTTGATAACATATTACCCACAGATAGGGTCGGTACTCTCTGATATATTTGTAGAGTCCGGCATTCGTGATGACTTAGTGGACTTACTGGAAGGGGTTTAATAATGAAAAAAGTCATTTTACTTGGAGCGATTGCAATGCTTGGTGCTTGTAGTTCCAATAAAGTAGTGGAGACAGCGATGACTGTTCCACCAAATGCTGTAGTAGACACAGAAACATATGTCTATAAATCAAAGGTAGTGAATGAACAGATTGAGGTTATGCCTGATTGGTTCAAGAAAATGCCAGAGAGCGAAACTGCAATCTATTCCACAGGAACATCAGCAACTACAGACTTACAGTTGTCTATTGATCTTGCGGTATTGAATGCAAAGACTACACTCGCTGACCGAATCAATGGTCGTGTTCGTTCTCAGACCAAATCTTTCGTTGCAAAGATTGGTAATGAGGAAATTGGTAGTTCAGTTCTATCAGAAGTAGA